ACGGGACCAACCCCGCGTCCGCCGCCCTGGCCGGCTCGCCCGCGCCCGGGCGTCGGGGAAAAAATCGATCAGCTCCTCGACGAACGCGTCCGCGGCGAGCGTGATCGCGTCGCCGGCCAGCGCCCGCCCGAAGTCCTCGTCGGTGACCTGCTTGGCGTCTGCCTCGTCCTTGCACAGGCAGTACAGGACGTCGGCCAGTTGCACCGGGTCGGACACGAGCGCCCCGAGCGGCTTGAACCCCTCGTCGATGAGCTTGTAGAGGTCGATGCCGACGAGCCCGCGGACCCGCTTGACGGCGGCCACGTTGATGGCCACCGTCCACGCCCGCCCGGCGTTGTCGCGGAAGCTGTGCACGTCACTTCCTCCGGATGAGGGGGATGTCGATCGGCTCCCAGTCCGCGTCGGTCCGCTTGGCGACGCAGACCGGTATCGCGAGCGGCTCCCAGGCGTCCGCGTCGGTCTTCGCGACGGGCCGCAGCCGGCCCGCCCGCTCGGCGCTGCCGCCGAACATGAGCGTCTTGCGGCCGCGCTCGGTGGTGCAGCAGACGACGGCGACCAGCTCGTCGGTGTCGGCCCGGAAGATGCCGCCGCCCGAGTCGCCGGAGGAAACGCTCAGCTCCATCTGCAACTGCCCGTCGTGCGTCTCCGCGCCGGTGACGCGGCCGGTCTCGCGGTTACCCGGCTTGTCGATGCCGTAGCCCATGTGCCAGACCTCGGTCCCGACGGGCGGATTCCTCGCGGCGAGGTTGGCGAACGGCAGGTCTTCGATGGCCGCGTCGGTGACGAGCCAGGTCAGGTCGGCGTCGGCGTTCCGCGCCGCGACCGTGACGGCGAGGGTGCGGCCGTCCTTGAGCGTGAAGCTCCCCCGGCTGCCGACCCCGCCGGTGCAGTGCGAAGCGGTCAGGACGTCCCACTTCCCGTCGGGACGGCGCGGGCCGATCACCGTCGCGGTGCAACCGGCGCTGCCGAAGCGGAGCTTGCCGATGGCCTGCTCGGCGTTGGCCTTCCCCGGCGGCTTCGGCTCGGGCTTGGGCGGCACCGGCCCGCACCCCTCGACGACGACCGTGACCTGGCTCTCCTCGACGACCAGCCCGCCCTCGGCCTGCCGGATCACCAGCAGTTCGACCTCGTAGGTGCCGGGGTGGGCGGCGAACTCCAGCACGCCTCGCGGTGTGGTCGCCCGCTGCACGTCCTTCGCCGGGTGAACGCGCCACAGGATCGCGGCCTTCGGGTCCACCCCCTCGGCACGCAGCCGGACCAGCGAGTGCGGTTTGTACTTCGTCTCGCCCGTGATGCGGACGGGCGGGTTCGGGTCCGCGCGGACCGACGCGGCGACGGACAGCAGAATCGAGAACCCGACAACGAAAACGCGCATGGTGCTCCTCGGGGTGATCAGGGAACCGTCATCCAGGTGGGCGGGTTGGCCGAGAACGTCGGCTTCACGGTCACGCTCACGGTGATCGCCTCCTCCAGCGCCTCGTTGCGGCTGAAGTTGGTGACGGCGCAGGTCGCCCGCAGCCCCTGCGAGCCGGCCGTGGCAATGTCACCGTCCATGACCGCGAACTCGATCGCGGTGTGGTTCAAGAAGGCGTCGCGGATCGCGGAGAAGTCGTCGTCCGCGGTGTCCCACACCATGTCGAACTCGATCGACCCGTCCTTCAGCGTCGCCACGGTCGCCCGCCAGCCGGCGTTGCCGCGGGTGGTCACGTCGGCCTCGCCGGCCTCGAGGTTGAGCGTCACGTCCTTGACGTTCTTGATCTCGTTCCAGACCGGGGCGGCCTGGGTGCCGGTGTTGCGGTAGAGCTTGGCGTCGAGCCCGAGTTTCACACCCACGCGACACCTCCGTCAGCGAACCGAGTTCTTCCACAGGGCCGGCAGTTGCGGCTTCTCGGCCTCGAACGCCGGACCCATGTACGGGCGCGGGCGATAGTGCGCCCGCTTCGGTCCTTCGCGTGTCTCCAGCGTCGTGTCGCCGCCGTGTTCCAAGAGGCGCGGGGCTTCGGACCCCTCCTTCGTCAGCGTCGGCCCGATCACCACCGACTTGCGGTCGGGGTCGTAGGCGAACAGGATGAACTTCCGCAAGAGGCCGACGTGCGAGAAGGGCGGGCCGCCCGGCGGGCTGGTCCCCTTCCGCTTGCGGATCGAGGTCTTCGCCCGCTGCCGGACGAAGGCCCCGAAACGGGACAGCACCCTGCGGGTGCCGGCGTCCACCGACCGCTTCACCTTCTCGCGGTCGAAAAAGCCGCGCTTGGCGGCGGCGAACGTCAGCCCAACCACCCGTCACCTCCACACCCGGAAGGTCAGCGTCAGGACGCTCGTGAACTGGCGGAACTCGTCCAGGTGCTCCGGCGCGTAAACCGGCACGTTCTCGACCTCGGTGCAGCGGGCCTGCGGGTAACCCGCCAGCGGCTCCGACCGGAAGTGGTCGGCGATCTCCTCCACCAGCACCATGAGCGCATCGAGGTTCCCCGGCGTCGGGTCGAGCTTCTGCTGCACCGCGACGTCGATGCGGCAGTCGAAGCTGTCGCGGTTGCGGTCGAGCCCCTTGCTCGCCACCGACCGGGGGACCACGCTCACGCGGAGCGTCGTCATGTCCGCGAGCTCGAACTGCGGCAGGTAGTGCCGCTCGGCCGTCAGCGGTTGGCTGAACGCGGTCGCGTTCAACTGGGCGACCACGGCGTCGGCGATGGCCAGGATCGTGGCCGGCATTCGTCACCCCGGCGGGACGAGGGCCCGCACGACCCGGAGGACGAGGTCGTCCACCGGCGACTTCGTGGCGCGGACGGCCTCGGTCAGCGCGTCGCTGTGCAGGATCGCCTTCAAGAGCGGCAACACGTCGCGGAAGCCGGCCGGGTTTTGGCCGTGCAGGCCGATCAGTTGACGGAACAGGTCGAGCATTACTCCACCCCCACTTGCTTGGTGTGAATCCGCAGCACCTTGCGATACACGTCCGACCAGCGCCACGGCGGTTCCTTGCCGGGGGCCATCACCTCGTACACGAAGGTCGTCGTGCCGACCGTCTCCCGGACCGTGTCGCCGCGTTCGGGCAGCACCGCGACCGCCCCCAGCACCAAGTCCGCGGCGTGGATCAGGAAGTCGCGGTCGGTCCACTCCATCCGCACGCCGCCGTACCCGTCGTCGAGCTTCAGGAGCGTCCGGCCGGCCGTGGCCTGAACCCCGACCTCGGCCGCCCCGCGGCGGTACACGACCGGCCGCGACGCGTGCTCCTTGAGCATGTCGGCCAGCCAGTCCGAGCCGGTGCGGAGCAGGTCGGGCATCGCGGTCTCACGGGCTCAGGCGGGCGCGGACGGTGGCGTCGGCCGCGGCCGCGGCACGGACGACCTTGCCGATCAGCTTGTTGCCGGCCGACACGTTGGTGGCGACGTTAGCCGCGTCGTCCCAGTAGATGAGCGTGCCGACTGCCAGCACGAGGCCGGCGAGCTTGGCGAAGTCGAACACCCCGCTGACCGCCAGCGCACCGGGCGTGTTGGCCGCGATTGGTTGCTTGGCGACGCCGATGAGGTCGCCCTGCACGACCACGTCACCGGCCGCCACCGCCGCCCCGGGCGTGTAGTCGATGCACTCGCCGTCGTGAACGAACACTGCCTGTGCCATCGGTGAAACTCCGTGGGATTACGCCTCGCCCTTGACCTTGACCCCCGCGAGCCACTCGGCGAAGTCGACGCCGAAGTCGTGGTAGCCGCGGAACTGCACGCCCAACTGGTTGAAGTCGGCCTCGGCCATGTCCACCGTCGGCGTCTGCACCCCGTCGAGGAAGCTGACCACGACCGGCGCGAGCACGGACGGCGCGCGGAACAAGTACCACGCCTTCGCCGACTGGCCGGTGAAGGCCGCGTCGGAGAGCCAGTCGCACACCACCGGGCGGTACTTGCCGGCGTGGATGTTGTCGCTCGGCACGGAATCCTTCGTGGAGGCACCGCCGGTGTTGACCGTCGTGCTCTGATAGAGCCGCTGCGCGACGAACTGGAGTTCCGGCGGCACGAGCAGGATGACCGGCACGCCGCCGACGCGCTTGCCGTCGGGCGACTTCAGCTTGCGGAAGGCGAGGACGCCCGCCTGCAAACCCGCGCCATCGACATCGAGTGCGGTGCCGGCCCCGGCGATGAAGTTGCCCCGCGCAGCCGTAAAGAACGCCGCGTTGTCGAGGAACCGGGTCCAGAAGACGGTGTTGAACTTGCGGGCCGCCCCGCCGCCGAGCCGGGTGCGGATGTCCTCGAAGGCGCTCAGGTCGTCGTTGATCAGGTCCTCGCGGGTCAGCGCGAACATCTTGGCGTAGGTCCGGGCCTGCCGGGTGTACGACTCCTCGGACACCTTGCCGTGCTTGATCTCGCCGCCCGGCGGGAGTTCCTCGTACTCCATGTCGTCGAGCAGCCGGTAGCTGGTGACCTGCTTGAAGTCGCTGACCGACTTCACGGCCGCGACCTCGCGCCAGGTCTGGTCCTCCTCCTGGAAGCCGGCGAGCAGTTCCTTGTTGGCGACGTTCGAGAAGAGGCCCGGCAAGGACAGGGTGCTGAACGCGGCCTGCACCGAACCGAATGCGGCGCGGAAGATCGCCGGCAGCGTGTCGCGGCGGACCGCCGTGCGGCCGGTGTAGCCGTTGGCCTGGGCCGCCATCACGACCAGTTCCTGCAGGCCGAGCCCCTTGAACTGCCGATCGGCGGCGTCGAGCGTCTCCGCGGAGAAGAGCCTCTCGCGGTTCGGGGTGCGGAGCGTCTTGCACAGCGCCGCCTCGATCACCTCCGCGCCAGGCAGGCCGCCCTGGCCGCCCGCGACGGCGGGCGGGGCCGGCCGCTTGCGGCGCAGCAGTTCCAACTCGGCCCGGGTCACGTCCCAGCCTTCCTCGATGGCCCGCGCCTCCACGTCGGGGAGCTTGCCGTCGTACAGCGTGCGGATGGCGGCGATCCGCTTCGCCTCGTTCGCCGTCGCCGTCCGCACGGCGGTCACGGCGTCGGCCGCCGCGGTCGCGGCCAGCGCGTCCGTCGAACTGGTGGCCGTCGGCATGATCGAACTCTCCTGGGCGTGGGCGGCCACGCTCGCACTGGTGTTCCCGTCCGCGCCGAGGTCGACGAAGCTGATCTCGCCGAGCGTGGACTTGCGGACGACGACGACCGGGCCGGTGAACTCCCGGCCGTTGGCCGACGCCACTTGGCCGTCCTTGATGAACTCGAACTGCTCGACCCGCGCCCCGATGCTCGCCTGCCACGGGAAGCCGTTGCGCGACCCGGCGACGACCCGATCGGTGTCGGGACCGGGGATGCTCAGCACGCCCGAGGCGATCAACCGCCCCGCGTCCTGCGCGATGGCGTCGGTGTGGCCGACGAGCCGGTCGGTGTTGTGGCCGACGCGGATCGGGCGGTTCTGCGAGGGGATCGCCATCCCCGCCAAGTCGACGACGACCGGGTACTTCCACCCCTCCAGCCGCATCGCCCCGCCGGTGTAGGCGACCATGTGGAAGCGCGGCAGCTTCGGTGTGCCGTCGCCGGCGGCCGCACTCTCGGCGGCCGCGATCTGCATGGTCGCGGTCAGCCAGAGCTTCTCAGGCAGCGGCTCGGGACTGTTCGTCCTCATGCTCGGAGTCCTCGTTCGGGTCGTTGCGGACGGGTGGAACGGCCGCCGCCGGCGCGAGGCCCAACTCGGCCATGAACGCGACCTCTTTGGCCCGCTGGCGCAGGGCGTCCTCCCAGTCCCGCCCCTGGCGGGCGTACTCGTGCGCGAGGGTGGTCGTGTGGTTGGCGAGCCGCGTCGCCTGGGCGGTCGCTTCCTTCGCGGGATCGACGTGCTCCCGGCCGTCCCAGAACCAGGCGTGGTCGAGCGTGAAGAACGGACCCAGACCCGCCGGCAGCAGGCCCGGAATGAGGGCCGCCTCGTCGAACCAGGCGGCGAGGAGGCGGTCGAGGATCGTCTCCTCGATCTGGGCCTGCTCGACCCGCATCGCCTGGAAGTAGGTCTGGTGGTCGAGCCGGCCGGAGGCGTAGTTGTAAGACGCCGAGTTGCCCGCCGCGACGTTGAACGGCATGTTCAGGCAGCGGGCGATCTCGTTGAGAATCTCCCGCTTGAACTCGGCGTAAGTCGTCGCCGGTTGTTCCGCCTGCAACTGGCTCATCTTCCAGCCGCCGGGCATGGTGACGAGCGCCCGCTTCTCCAACTCGATCGGCTCGAACGGCTCGGCCGCGTCCGCCTCGCCGCTGGCCGGCGCGTCCGTGTAGAGAATGCCCGCGAAGTCGGCGGCGGTCTCGGCGGCCGCCAGCACCGCCAGCGTGAACCGCCGCAGTTGCGCGAACAGCGGCAGCGCGGGCGTGATGTCCGGGATGCCGCGGGCCTGCCCCGGTCGGTCCACGCGGAACCAGTGCAGCATCGACTCGGCGGGGATGCGGTCGAAGGCCAGCGCCCGGCGGAACGCCACGTCGCCCGGATGCTCCCGGAGGACGTGGTACTCGACCGGGTTACCCGCCGCGTCGAAGACGATCCCGTCCACGGTCGCGTCGAGGCGCGGGTCGGGCGTCGTCACCTGTTCGGCCTCGACGAGCTTCAGGTCGAGTTGCACGGCGTGCGGCAACTTCGGGTTGCTCGTCAGCACCGCGAAGGACTCGCCGTCCGTGGCGCGGGCCGAGCGCATCGTGCGGAGCTTCTCGGCGAGGCGGATCGCGGTCGTCCAGCGCCCGAACTCGCGTTCGATCCGCCGGTTGGCGTCGGCGTCGTCGGTGAGCAACTGGAGCCGCGGCCCGGTGCCGACGACGTCGTTGGCGAGCGTCAGCACGATCCCGCGGGCGTAGCTGTTGTTGGCGACCTCGTGCCGGGCGCGGTTCCGCAGCACCCGGCGGACTTCCGGGTTGTTGGCGGCGTTGGCGGACAGGCCGTCGGCGTTGGCCCAGTGGCGGCGGTTGTCGTCGGTCGTCGCCGCCGCGTCGTAGCGGCCGCGGACGACGCGAACGACCCGCTCGCGACCGGGTCGCGTCGGCTTGGTGCTCCAGAAGTTGGCGAGCCAGCGCAGCACTCAGTCGGCCCCCGGCGGAACGAGCTTGTTGAACCGCAGCCCGCGCTGCGGCTTCTTGGCGGCTTCCTTGGACGCGAGGTAGCGGTCGGCCTCGATCTGCTCGGAGAGCGGGTGCTGCTCGACGGAGCCGGCGTCGCCCGAGGCCTTGGCCGGTCCCTTCGCGTTCT